CACCACGGTGAGGAATGATATGGTCGACCACGGTCGCTGCCGTGAACCGTCCCTGTGCCTTGCAACGCACACACAAGGGATGCCGGCGGAGGTACGCCTTGCTCAGCCTCTGCCACTTGCTGCCGTAGCCACGCTTGGCGGCAGACGGTCGGTCTGGGTGCAGGGGCTGATGCTCTGCACAGTACAAACCGTCTGTCAGATTGGGACAGCCGGGATGCTTGCATGGTTTCAGTGCCTTCCTTGGCATAAGGTTCACCTCCGGATACAACGAAAGCCCATGTGGAACACCACAGGGCTTTCGGCCAGTTTTCTATGATATTATTATATCACACCTTTTTGCAAAAGTCATCCTCGATTTTGGACATTCACTTTCCAAACAGCAACAGGGTCAACTTGGAAACCGCACGGTTTTTACGTTTGTATGCAGAACTCCGCTCAATGTGAAAACGATTGCTGATTGCGGAAATAGCATCAAAGGCATCTTCTTCCTGCCAATAGAACTGTTCCAGCACATACCGTTCATCCTCCGACAGGCTGTCCCATGCAGGCTGAAACCATTCCATGTACTCCTTTGCCTGACGATACCGTTCCCGCAGCACATCGATTTCGTCAATGGCAGTGATGATTCGCATTTCGCCGGACTGCGGGTTCGGACTGCCGCCCGGCATATTTGTAAATGCCGGACTGCCAAGGGTTGTGGTGTCTTCATGCACCTGTGTGATTTCTTCGTCTGTATGTGCAAGGATGTAAGCCATGCTGCTGTAATCCTTCAGTGCGTTTACAGTGGCACTCCGTTTGTCTAAGTACTGCCAAATGATATTCATCTGCTACCTCCAAGTTCTGCTTTGACGGCCTGCATCAAAGCGGTCTGGGTTTGTTCTTTCCGGGTCAGGGCTTTCAGGATACGTTCGTCAATCGTACCTTTGGTGATGAGATGTTGAATGACAACCGTTTCGGATTGCTGCCCCTGCCGCCACAGTCTGGCGTTGGTCTGCTGGTAGAGTTCCAGACTCCAGGTCAGTCCGAACCAAATCAGGTGAGAACCGCCTGCCTGCAAATTCAAGCCATGACCAGCAGATGCTGGGTGAATTAGACCAACTTGCAGCCCTTGGGCGTTCCAGTTCCGAATACTGTCAGAGGACTGGATTTCCTGATAGGAAACATTCAGCTTTCGCAGTCGCTCTTGAATCCGCTCCAAATCATGCTTGAACCAATACGCCACCAGAACGGGCTTGCCGTTGGCTGCCTCTATCAAATCTTCCAGTGCATCCAGCTTTCGGCTGTGAATGGGAATCACCGCTCCGGTATCGTCATACACCGCCCCATTCGCCAGTTGGGAAAGTTTGTTGGATAGACTCGCAGCATTATTGGCGGTAATCTCGCCATCCGGCAAGTCTAACACCAATTCCTGTTTCAATTGCTGATATCGTTCTCTTTCTTGCTTAGAAAGACGAACTGGAACTTCTGTCAACAAAAGTTCTGGCATTTGCAAATAATCAATCGCTTTCATGGAAATGGTGATGTCTGAAATTTTATCATAGATTTGTTTCTCTGCCTGCGGCAATGGCTTGTAAGAATAAACCACCATCCCATTTCGTTTATCCGGCTGAAAATAGGCTGTTCGATATTGTCCAATAAATCTTCCAAGTCGCTGTCCCATATCCAGCAAACGAAATTCCGCCCATAAATCCATCAAACCATTACTGGACGGTGTTCCCGTTAAGCCAACAATGCGTTTCACCTTTGGTCGAACTTTCATCAGTGCCTTGAATCGTTTCGTCTGGTGATTCTTAAAGCCTGACAACTCATCGATCACCAACATATCAAAGTCAAACGGAATATGGCTTTCCTCTACCAGCCAACTGATATTCTCACGATTCAGAATGCAAATATCCGTCTTTGCATGCAGGGCTTGTCTGCGTTCTGCGGATGTTCCAACTGCTACACTGTATTTCAGATGCTTCAAATGTTCCCACTTTTCAATTTCTGCTGACCAAGTATCCCGTGCCACACGAAGGGGTGCAATCACTAAAACACGGCGGATTTCAAAGCGGTCAAACAACAACTCGTTGATTGCTGTCAATGTTGTGACAGTCTTCCCCAACCCCATATCCAGAAGAAGTGCTGCCACAGGATGCTCCGTCAAAAACTGAATCGCATATTGCTGATAGTCGTGCGGAATGAACTTCACGGTGTTTCACCTCCGACTTCATCCAAAATGGGGCGGATTTGTTCCAGACTATCCAGACAATACACGGAAAAGCCCACTCTCTCAAGCTGTTGTTTTCTCCGGATTTGTAACGCCCGCATCTTCTCACCCGGAGCCTTTACTTCCACAAAAGCAATTTTTCCACCCGGCATCAATACGATTCGATCCGGCACTCCATCCGTTCCCGGACTTGTAAACTTCCAACAAAGACCTCCTCTGGACTGCACCTTTTGCACGAACCGGCTTTCAATCATTTTTTCACGCATTTTAGCCCTCTTTTCAAGTTTTTTCTTTTCTGGGGTGATGGTCTGTTACGGTCAATATATAAAACCCCTTTTAGGCTGAAAATTTGGTAAAAATTACCTATAAGAAGAGTTTACGAAATGACCCTCTCCGACCGTCACCCCCACCCATTATTCTAAAAATTCTGACTTGATTTTTAAGCCATAAACGATGACACCTTTCTTGGTTCTCTTTCGTTCAAACCCTGCATTTTCCAAACCCGTATAAAAGTCTGTCGTGCTTCTGGTATACTCTCCGTTTCTGGAACAATACGAACGATACTCCTGATACAATTCGCCTGATTTTTGCTGGTAGGTCTTATCTACATCACAGCAGTCTTCCAGAAATGCTGACATCCAGTCGTTGCTTTCCCGATATGCGTGAATCGCATTTTTGACGCACTGTGGAACTTCCAGTTTGAATTGTCGGTCAATGACTTGTTTCGCTCCCTCCATCACCCAAGACAGAATTGCTCCGCCAGCGTGTTCGACCAGATAATCTGCAAAGTTCTTGATGTCTGACTTGCCCTCCAGCTTTGCCAGAAACGGGATCACAATCAATCTACGCCATGTTCCGGCATCATTCGCACCGACTCTCGGCAGATGGTTTGTATATAACACCAGCGTATGAGCAGGTGTATAGCGGAATGGGTCTTTGTATTTCTTCTCTGCTTGGATTTCATCTGTGGAACAAAGCTGCTTGATGACCGCAGTATTCAACCGCATTCCTTCTTCCAGTTCTGCTGCAATGACCAGTCGTTTACCTTTGAGTTCTGCCATTTCCGGCTTTACATTTCGCTTGCAGCCGACCGTCAATGCATCTGCGGACATTGTTCCGCTGTAACTTCCAAGCACCCGTGAAATGGCATTCCAGAAGGTGGACTTGCCGTTGCTGCCTTCGCCATAGGCAATAATCAATGCCTCTTGATACACTTTTCCAATCGCACAAAGCCCGCAGATTTGCTGCACATAATCCGTTAAACTTTGATCGCCGCAGAAAAAGCAATGCAAGGCATCTTTCCAAATTTCTTCCCCCACGTTGTTCGGCGAAACAGCGGTCATTTTTGTGAGGTAATCCTCCGGATTGTGCGGTCTTCCGCCATGCACGCCTTTCTGCAAGTCATAGGTTGCTGTCGGTGTGTTTAGCAAGAACTCCTGACTGTCAAAATCTGCAATGTCTTTCAGCAACATTGGCTTGGCAGCCTGTAAAGCCGAAGAGATGTACTTCATATCTCTGCGTTTCATGACGAAAGTTCGATAAGTCAGAGCAGAGCGATATTCGATGTACGCTTTTCTGCTGACATCATCCACGGCTTTTTCCAGCACCTTTCCGCCCTTGGAGATTGTTTCAGCATCTACTCCGCTGTCCAGCAGCATCTTGTGTGTCATTTCCAGTGTCCGTTCTGCTTCTTCCAGCTGCTTGTCCAGAAATGCTTCACATCTGCCGACTGCTGTCTGCTTTGATTCTACCCAGTGTGTTTGCAGATAGCATAAGTATTCGGTTGCATCTGTATAGGCAAGTTCGCCTTGTACCTGTTCTGCAAAAACTTTTGCTTGCCCAATATCGGAATAATCCTCCGGTCGCAGGCTATACATCTGCCCGTATAACTCCGGAGCAATATATCCGTTCTGTTTTGATACTCGCTTTCCGAAATTTTTTGCACTCTGCCAAATCATGTGCAGTTCTGATTCCGCCAATGGTGGGTTGCACTTTTCTGCTGCCTTTTGAAACAATTGATACGCTACCTCTGTATTGCCATAACGCTTGATCAGTTTCCCAGCGATATGACTCATTGTGCTGTTTCTGGAGCCTTCTTGGATTAATTCCGTCTGAGCATCCCATTCTGCAAAAGCATCTTTTTCAAAAAATTCAGCAAGCGTCAGATTGCCTTGATACCATTCCACTTTTGGATTCTCCACACCAAAAAAGAAATGTGCCTCGTCCAGTGCCTTTTCATCGAAATAGGGAAACTGTTCCAGAACCTGTTTTTTCAAATTCTGTCGTTCTGTTACGGACATCCCTTTTTCTGCTTCAAAATAGACATGAAACTTAGGACGTGCGATTCTGTTTCCCTTGTTTTTCATGTGATTTCTGCTATAGGCAACTGCGAATGCTACGTCTGGAAATGTCAATGCCAGTTCCAAAGGTGTAACCCAATCTTCTGGGTTTTCAGAATGTCTATTGTCGCAGTCAAACATCAGGCAATCGCTTTCTATGAAGTTTGCATTGCTTCTTTTATCATCCGTAAATTTCGCAGAAACATGGTCAGATTGCACCGCAGACTTCAAACTTTCCTCGTCAATTACCTCTACATCATTCGGATATTTGATATTTTTTGCGTTTTCACGACAAGTAGCAGTATAAAGCGTAAATTTCATTTCTTTGCCTCCAGTTCTGCAATCAGCGTATTTGTCTGACTCATAATTCCACACACTTGCTTTTGTATATCACGCAAAGAGTCCATAGTAATTACATCTCCAGACTGTTTGCCATCTTGCCCAGTTAATAAATAATCTGTCGACACGCACAAGTAATCCGCCATTTTTAACAAAAGTCTCGGCGAAGGAGCCGTTTCACCTTTTAGGTACAGAGAGACTGTTTGCGGTCGAACTCCAACGTGTTCAGCCAGTTCTTTTTGTGTAATTCTTCTGCGGTACGTTGGATGACACTCCATCAATTTTTGCAGTATTTGTGGGAATTGATACATCACTCTATTTCCTCCAGTTCTTCTGTAAAATACCGAATGGTCATATGCCGCCGCTTCGCCCATTTGATTTCCTGCTGCATACCCTCCGACCGCACAGAACCAAACACCCACAGCTGGGCACACTTTGACAGCAGTACCAAATTCATGAACATCGCTGTCTGACGATCTTCGCCCAGACTGTCATCCATGAATTGCGGAAACAGCAAGTGGGGAGCGATAGGGACATAGTGGGTATCTACTGCAAAGCGGCTGTATCGTCTGGCGTTTTCGATGTTGTCGTTGATGCAGCCGTAGGAATAGGGAGAACAAATGTATACCAGCGGTCGATAAGCGGCAGCCTTTTTCGCCCTGCGTTCCTCTCGTTCAATACGGCTCAGTGCCTCATAAGCAGTGAGGTCGATGTATCCCTCAGCGTTATACAGATTCATGCAGTGCTCCTTTCAGCCGCTTCAGTGTGCAGGCATCGCAGTAAACGGCACTGCTGAAAATGTCAAAGTTTTCTGCTGTCCAGAAAACACTCAGATCCACTGGTACTTCTGCACCGCACTGTGGGCAGCGACAGTATACGTTTTCGTTGTTGATTTCCACAGAGATACTGGTGGTGTCATTCAGATTTTCTTTGATGTAAAACATATGGAATCCTCCTAATCTTTCTTGTAAAAGCTGCATTCATATCCGTCTGCCCGAAGCAACAGTCCCTTTGCCCAGTCTGGCGTTCTCGCCATCTGCTGACAGATCTCATCCAGCTTTGTATCTTTCGGGCATTCGATGATCATTTCATCGTGAATATGACCGACAATGAAGTATTGTGATAGCGTTTGCATGGAATAAAAGAGCAGATCTCGTGCGGTTGCCTGAACAATGTTTTCGACCAGCTTGCCGGAGTAAGTCTCCAAGCGTTCCCATTTTCTGCCCGTGCCAATGCCCTCATAGGTGATAGAATCACCGCCGAAGCGATTTTCACCAATGCGTGGCTTGACATATGCCAACCGTCTGCCGGACAGCAGCTTGATAAACAGAAAGCCAGATTCATAAGAGAAGTGAATGCCGTGGGTCTCTGTTTCGGTTTTATCCCGCACAGCTTTGATGGCCGCATTTTCTACATCCCACCACAATTGCACAATGTGTGGAGAAGCAGTTCGCCAGTCCGTCACGATTTGCTTTAGTTCTGTATCGGACATTTCCGATCCACCCATGGCTTTCATTGCTCCGACCGATCCGCCGTAGCCGCAGTTGTGGACGAGTTTTCCCGATACGGTAAAACGATGATGTTTTCCGGCATTTTGTATGTCATAAAGTCGAGCCGTGTGGCTATGAGTCTCCAGCATTTTCTTTTCTCCGCAACTGCATTTTCGGCATCCTGAATAATTTCTTCTCGTGTCATCCCGCTGGATAATTTTCGAATGGTGGTACTGTACGCATAAGGCCAGTAACTTTGGACGAACTGTGTTAAGACGGTCGTCCGCTTGTTCAGATTGTTTTCTGTATGTGTAACAAACCTGAGGTTTTCCGGAGCGTAGTTTCCATTGTCGTCGATCCTGTCGATTTCCATTGCCCGTTCCGGTACGCCAAACTTGTTTATCAGATACAAACCTGCTGCTGTCACAGATGGAAAGTCGAACCGAATTCCTCTTGCACCGTAATTGGAATATCCTGCATCTTTCGGGTTTTCGCAGCGTTGCTTTGCTGCGGTTAGTCTTTTTTCGAGCCAGAGCGGAATTTTTCTGGGCTGAGAACATCTCTGACAACCATTTGATTTTCCTGATGTAAGGTTGGAAAGTAGCGTCCACTGCTTCGAGTTGCATCCGGTGCATTCGGTCAACACATAGCAACGGTTCCATGTTTTGCTCCAGCGTTTTTCCGCACTGATAATTTTCACCCAGCCGTATTGCTTTCCCACCATCTCCGGTTTGTACGAGATGTGAGCCGCAGGAGGCGGCGATTCCAAACTGTATCGGCTGCGATTGCCCCTCGATCCATACGAGATGATCTGGGGTTGCTGTAAGTCCTTCATAAGTAATCACCTCACGTTTGCCTTTGTAGATGACACCTTCGTGGTGTACCCATTGTTCTCCATCCCACAAGAGGTCATCTGTAGTCACTTTCTCAATCGGAACCAGCCCATGATCGGTAAGCACCAATTGTCCTTCTGCGATGCAAGCCAATTCTGCAACCTTGCCTTTCTGCCGAAGATGCCCGTTGATGCCATGCTTGACTACTGGCACACCGAAAATCTTAGAAGCTGAGGCACAGTAGATGTCTTTGCCCTCCGCAAACGCCTGCATTCGCCACGTTTCTCCGGCAAGCCATGCAATCACTCTTGCCTCAATGGCAGAGAAATCGGCAACGAGGAACTTATAACCGGATTTTGGAATAAAAGCAGTACGAATCAGCTGTGAGAGTGTGTCCGGAACGTCTTCATACAGCAGTTCTACTGCTTCTAAATCACCAGACTTCACAAGTTCCCGTGCATCTTCCAAATCGGGAAGGTGATTCTGTGGCAGGTTTTGCAGCTGAATGATACGACCAGCCTCTCGACCTGTTCGATTTGCACCATAGAACTGAAACATTCCTCTTGCACGACCATCCGAGCAAACGGCGTTCTGCATGGCTTGATACTTTTTGACCGAGGATTTTGATGCCTGCTGTCGAAGTAGCAACACGGCTTGCAAGTCCGGCGGAGCGGTTTTCAATTGTTCCTGTACTTCTTTTTTTCCCAACGATTCTAACTCCAGTCCGTGTTCCGCCAGCCATTGTTTCATTTGCTGAACAGAGTTCGGATTGTCCAAGTCGGTCAGATCTTTCAGTTGATGTAGCAGCTTATCTTTCGTGAGCGTGTCCATACGAATTGCCTGTTGCACCAACTGCAAATCCAGTTGTATTCCTCGATCGTTGATGGACTGGTCAAGATCGTACTCTCGCCAGACAAATTCCGGCACAGGGAACCGAGCAATTTTTTGTTCAATCGCTTGTTCCGTCTCCACATCCCGTTGGTTGTATGCCTGAAAGACGTTCCATTTCTCCGGAGCATCGGCAGGGGCATGAAACACCGGAATGCCGTTTACATGATCATACGGTACGCAGAAATAGCGAATTAGGGCTTTGCCATCGGACATTTTTTGTTGCTGTAACTGTAGAACTGCTCCCACGCTGGCAAGGCTCAGCGGCAAGCCCAGATAGGCAGCTGCCACCATCGTACACCGCCATGCTTTCGGGCTGAGATAGTTGCCGCAGGCATCCTCTGGTGAGCCGTAGGAGACGAAATGTTCTGGGTAGTTTCGCCGCAGCCAGACCGACAGGCATACCCGTTCAAAGCTGGCGTTGAAGGCGTGCTTCTGGATGCGGTCATCGGTTAGGGCATTTAGGATTTCTTCTGGCAGCCGCTCGCCGCAGGCAAGGTCAACCACTTGCACCGGGGCATCGTCTACGGAGTACGCAAAAAGCAGAATATCAAAATACGGGGAATCCGCATAGCGGTAAACCCCGGCTTTTGTAATATCCACATCACTTTTTGTTTCTAAGTCAATCATCAATTTTTGCATTGTTACACCTATTACCCACCCGAACGGATACTCCGTCAGTCGCCCACCCGACATTTTTGCTTACTTGTGATTCTTGAAACGATCAATCAGTGCAGCAACGAAAATTGCTGCCCAACAAAACATTGAAATGCACCAAAAAACCGCAATAATAACGGAAAGAATTGCCTCCATTTTTCTCACCGTTCTTATTACTAAATTGCCATTTTAGTTAATCAAGGAAGTCGTCACTTTCAAGAGCATCGAAATCATCAGCAGCATTGGTATGTCCACTAAGCGGTTCACCATCCCGTACCTTCTGAATATTGCCCAAACCGCAGGCAATGCCCTTATTTCCGTTGCTGTTAAACGCATAGAATGTTACTGCAACTCTTGCATAGCAGCCACTGTAGACCTCATTCTGATCGAGAATCGGCTGTACCTGCTGGTCAACGATCTGCGGAGGAGTAGTGCTATTTGCATTGACAAAATAGCAGTCTTTGTACACTTCATCCTCCGGACGTTCTGCATCGCCATCTCTCAGCGGCAACTTCAGAGCAGCCTTACTCGGCTTCTTTCCTCCGAACTTTCCAATGCCATCTTCAATGGCAGCATCAATTGCAGTCTGAATTTTTGCAAGAGTTGCCTTATCAGACTTCGGAATCAGCAAGGAAACACTATACTTTGCGGCACTGCCTTTGATGGATTTCGGTTCCCAGATGTTTGCGTAACTCAAACGCACAGTTCCTGTAATCACTTTTGTTTTTCTTTCGTTTGCCATTTATTTTTCCTCCTGTATTGTTTCAAAATCTTTTTCTGCGGAATTCCAAGTCGGTCGCTTGTCCGAAATTGGTACAAGTGCAGGCTTACCCGGCGGTTTGTATGTGAAATCACCAAGAATTTCATCAAACTTTTTCTTTCCGCCAAGCAGCTTTGTCATTGCGGTAATTCCCAGCAGTTCCGGTTCATTGTACGGATTTTTCCCATAGGACTTGACCTTTTCAATGACTTTTGCCTCATCGGTATACTTTCGATTCGACCGACCTTCCACAACTTTGTACCCATTCCACTGTTTGCCGGAAATTGCTCGCTGCAAAGCATATTCCTTGATATCGGATGCCCATGAAACCAATTGATCGGCTTTTTCCAATACTGCCTCGATTTCAGTATCCACCAGCATTTCCGGGGGAGCGAAGTCATACTGTGCCAGCTGAAGATTGTATTCTGCACGTTTTCGGCAAGTTGCCTTCACTTTACAAAACCGACAGTGTTCACCAGCACAGAAATCTCCCTCGCCTTTGGATGCAAGTTCTGCTTTCGTTTTCAATTCTGTTTCTGCCCAATGCAACAGTTCAGAAATAGGCATAACGCATTCACTAACGCTCTGGATTCTCGGCTGAAAAATCACCATCCGGATTTCTGCAATGTCATAAAGGGCATCAAATAGCTGCAATGCACCCAGAGCATACAGCATCATCTGCGAGTTGTGATCAGCAGATACTGCTACGCCCTTACCATACTTAAAGTCAATGACAGTTAGGACATCATCTGCAACAATCACACAGTCGCCCGTGCCAAAGCCGCTGGGAACATATCGGCTGAAATCCAAACGCTGTTCCACCAAAACAATCGGATCTTTCAGATTTGCCAGCTGTTCGGCAATGTACTGAGCATAGCTGTCCGTGCAGTCTTCCATTTCTGCATCGTAGAAGTCTAAGTTCTCCGTGGGATTAGATGCCGGGTTGCCAAGCAGTTTTTGCACTTTGTACTCTGCCAATTCGTGAGCACACGTGCCTTCACGAGCATAATCAGTGACTTTATCTGGTAAAACCGCACAAAGCTGTGCGGAGGGTGGACACGCCAGCCAACGAGCACTGGATGAAGCAGAAAGCACTGCGTGTAAACGGCTTGCATGATCGTTAAGTTCCAATCTGCTTCGCCTCCTCTAACAAGACCGCATATTCTTCGGGAGAAACACCAGACAGCTTTGATGCCCCGTGTTTCTGAAGCAGTGCCTTTACTGAATCTGTAAAACCAGAACGTGACTTTTCTGCCAGTACCGCTCGAATTTCAGAAATAGAAACAGTCGGCGTATCTTTCACAGACACCGGCTTCTGTACAGCCTCCGTATTGCCTTCTTCCGGCGGATATACCTGCTCAAATGTCTGTACTTCCCGTTCTGTCATGGTTTCCGCCATAGCTTCCAATTTGTCTGCCAATTGACGGATCACATGAATCACATCCAGTAATGTTGTAGGTTCTTTACTCATTTTCTTTGACCTTCTTTCTTAGCATTTTTGATGGGATTTAGAAACACGCCATCATGCACCACCTCCTTCCATAAATGCAGTCGAAAAAATCAGCATAAAATCGAACCCCATCAGTAGAAAAATCAAAATTTTTTCTTGATTTGGGCTTTGATTTTCATCATACGATGCCGAATTGCCGTTTCCGATACGCCTTCTTCTCTTGCTACCTGTGTCATAGGATTTCCTTCCACGACCACTCTGCGATAGGTATCCTGCTGCTTCGGCGTAAGACTGGACACAACCTCATGCAAATGCTGGATTTCCAAAGATTCCACTTCAGTATCGACAGGTTTTGCACAATGTTCTTTCACCTTTCGCTGTTTCAGATTATGATACACCTCACGGTCATCCAACTTGTGTAAAAAGTCGATGATCTCAGTGCTTACACCCTGTTCCCCCGGATGCAGCACAGCGACTGTTCCATCTGCAAAGCGATAGATATAAACGGATCTGGCTGCTGTTTTTGTTTTACGAAATTTCATATACATATACATGACTCCTTTCTGATTGATAGAAGTCAGCTTGCAAAAAAACTCAAGTGAAGTCAAGTATATGAAACAAAAATAGCCGAACAGCATATAAAACAGTCGTCTCATATACTATCCGGCTATTTAGTAGTCAAATCACTCCGTTGCTCGGTATATTATCTATCTCTTATCAGCCATGCACATCTCGGATCTGCAGGAAACTTTCACGATATTCCGGCAGTTTGGGCATTTCAGTTCAATAATCACTGGAATTTTAGGTAGCACAGAAATATCAAAGGCACGTTTCCCACATCTCGGACACTTCATCTTATACACCTGCTCACACCTCCAATATCAGTTCACTGTATGGCAGTGATTCTGTCCACTTGCAAAATTCATGCCACTCATCAAGTTTATGATTTTTTCTTGCTTGGCAGGCATTTCGCAGCACTTCATAGTTCAACACTACAGTTCTTCGCTGATTATAACTTTCCGGAAGCATCTGAATCATCTGCCACCAGTAAATCTTCTTTTTGGTTTCCAAATACTTTTCTCGTGCTTTATTGAGGGCTTTAATTGTGTACATAAAATCTTTGAGAAACTCTGTTCCTTCTTCGGTGCCATTAAACAGATATTCGCACGAAAAGTCATCCAATGTAAATTCTTGCTCTGCAATTTTATGCATTGTAGAGCAAGAATCAGTAACCGTTCCGATTTTGTACGTGTCAAATTGTTTCCACCAATAGAAAGGTGCGATTATATCACAACTCACTGTAATCATTCGCATAAATTTCCGATGATCAGTTCCTGCTCGGACTAATTTTTGCATTAAGGTCAAATCGTTGTCGCCAATGCAAAACGGATTCTTGCCGAGATTGGTCCAAGCCCATCCACAATGAGAGCAACCAGAATTGTTACATTTGGCTGTTATGGGTTCTTTGCAATAACAACTGTCTGATTTTTCCCACGAATTTTTCGGATTTCGCATTCCACGGATGGCTGCTTCCCAGCCGTATACTTCCGTATTTTCAATTTTTATCATGCCAATCCCTCCATAAATGCCGCCATAACTGCCTTTGCCACTGCATCCGCTGTTTCATCAAATTGAATCAAACACCGCTTAAACAATTCAGTCTTGAAAGATGCCATTGTGCGATCATCCATTGCACCTTTTTCCCGCAGTTCCAAAAGTTGCTCGTTCGTAAGCATTGACCATAGCAGTTCTAATGTTTCATCGCTCATTTCCAATTACTCCTTTTCGTATTCTAATTCAATCAGCCGCTTTATCGCTGCTAAAGCTGTGTCAATTGCCACAACATCAAGGCAAAAAGCGTTATCTTCTTCGTCTTCAAAATCAGCTGCAAAGCCCTCACGGTCGCAACGTAAGTCTTCCAGTTGCCCGACTGCATTTATCAATTTTTCAATGGACAGCTGATTCTTTTTAGTTTTCAAATCACCTTCATACCAAATCGAACTCCCATCTTCACAAACCGCAATTGCCGTTATATCTGGCTTGAGAGCAACTGCTGCGACAGTCATACGAATCTCCTCTGATTCAGCACAGTTTGTCCCGATAAATGTCATTGATGCGGCATCTGCATACTTGTCAGCAATCTCAACAATCAGCTTTTTCATTTCGATTCCTCCATCTCTTTGTTTAGAATTTTCACTATTTTGTAATCCACTCCGATATAGTCAAGAACCTTTCCTAAACCTAACCCTTTACCGTCTGGCAACCACACACCACTTTCATCTGTTCCACCGTTTATACAATATTGATACAGTTTGGGATGTGACTTAGACAACCGCTGAAACCGATTTGGTTCTTTTTCAAGGTGGCATCCAAACATACAAAATACACATCCAGTTCTCTGTGCTTTTGTTGTATAATATTTTCCCGATTTATCAGTACAAATATCTCCGTATATTTCATTGGCATAAGAAATTTTATGCGTATAAATATATTCAAGCACATCTTGCTCAGTCCAAAAAGACATAGGTTGAGAACGTGGACGCTTTGTATCAAAAGCATTACAGCCGTGAATCAGCCACTGTTCTTTTCGGAGACGACTTTCACTTGCCATTGTTGCCACAATAGGAACCCTGCCTGTTTCTTTTTCATACTGTTTCAGGGGGTTTTTCTTTATAACAGTGCAGCATTCCGAAGAACAATTAAAGGGTGCATCAAGCAGGTACTTCCATTTTTCACAGTTATACTGACTTTTCTGCCCATTTTTATCAACTGCAAGACCACAGAGCTTTTTGTAATCTCCGTGCGATGTCTCACGCCCTTCAGCAATTGCTTTCTTAGCATAATGCACACGCCTTGCAACCTCTTTTGAAATGACAGGATATCCATATTTTTCAATAACCTGTCGGAAGGTCATTTTCGGGCGGACAATAGTAACATTACATACGCTTTTCACAAAAGCTTTGATTTCCGGATATTCAAGCCCTGTGTCCACAAATACAGCAGGAACATCATACACTCCTACAGTATTTCGAACAATATCCAAAAGGACTGTGCTATCTTTCCCTCCAGAAAAACTACAGTACACTTCTCCGCCATAATGATTGTACCATTCTCGAATGCGAAACTCTGTCATTTTAATTTTTATGTCAAGAGGAAGTGCCTGCATTTGATATAAATCACTTATTTGATGTTTCAATACTTGCCTCCTGATTTAACTCCATCAGTTTTTCCATGTACCACTCTGCCTTTTCTATATCTTCCGGTCCATTTTTCCGACTTGCACGAAAACGGTATTTATATACGTTGCACATACAAAAATGGCGAACAGCATCTACGCCAAACAATGCGATCATCTCATCAATGCACTCGTACTTTCCTTGATAGTGAAATGGATGATTCACATTATCCGGACTCGGATGAAGCCCGATACTTTCCTTACACATTTTCTCATTCACCACCTTTCAGTTCTTTCTGACAGAAACCAGAACAGCATATCCCTTCATCTGTTATCTGTATTGTTTTCTGCCCTGTATTCTCGCAAACAATGCCACCCTGTTTCTGCGTAATAACCGCAGCAGGTGTCCGGATGACTCTTGTGTTTTTGGACTGGTTTGCATATTTGCAGTTTACACAATCGTTCATTCTGCCTGTCCCCATTCAAAAATTTCTCCAGTTGGTTTCTCATTGCCCCACCGCAATTTTCCATCCCGTGTTGCAAACCAGATATTTTCTCCCGGAATCAATCCGAAAATCCCATACAACGCTTTTTCAATCCCACTTGCATTGTTAAAGTCACGAAACACATTCAGCTCTGTCGGACGATCTCCGGTTCGATCTGTCAAATGATGCTCTTCGCAAGCCTGTAAAAAGGCATCAGTGTTGGAACTGTTCGTCTGTACCCATACGTCACCGGAAATAAACTTGTCCCAATCAAAAGCAGTTTCCGGTGCAGAACCCATACAATCAAGCAGCCGTTCCAAAGCCAATTTTGCACCAAAGGCAAAATCAAAAGCATCCTCCGGACAGCACCTTGCAATGCTTGCGTTTACTTTCTTGCCGTTAACATACTGTGTAGCCATCACTGCGTTCCCATTTTGCAAAATGACAACCTTTGTTTCTTTTTCAATCTTCATTATTTTTGCTCCTTTCATTGATTGGAAGGGAATCTCTCACGCTTATCCAGCCCAATCTTCTATTCCTCCATATATGCCATACTTTTTTCGCAAATCATTGCAGTACCTTTTCAAATCGATGGCATTCATCGTCAATGCAGCGTAGTACGGCGTAAGAATTTCACGCTCAATCGACCGAATTCTACCGATAGATTCCGGACTTCCGTCATACTTTTCCAATGCTCTCCGATAAGCAGAGAACTCACTCCTCAGAATTTCCGCAGCCAAGCGAACATATCCATCGTCCACGGAACCACAGCTTTCCTTTTGGTCACTGCTGACGGGAGTTTCAATTCTCTCACGTTTTAGTTTCTCACGATACTGTTTTTGGTAGGAAAGCACCTCTTTCCGTCTCTGCTGGTATCGTTCTTTGCTACGTTCAGATCTGCAAGCTGCACAAACACGATGAATTTTTCTCCGTTCACCAGTTTGTTTGCTGCGGTCAACAAACTCCCAGAGTGGTTTTTCTGCACCGCATTGTCTACAGATTCTATTCATGTTGTAACCGCCTTTCTGCCATTACAGCAGTTCCTTATCCAAATCAATACCATACTTTTCTTGCAAGTATGTAAGACAGTCCAGCGTAGAATACTGATGGTTCAAAATCCCGACCCCGTCCATTAGCTTAAAATGGTCTTTTACGCCATCCAAAACAGACCGCAGTCGCTTTTCTCCAAATCCGAACTCTTTATTGAGTTCCACCATACAAACGGACATAAACTGGGGAAGAACATCTTGAATTACCGATTCATAAATCTGATCTTTCTTTTTCTGATATTCTTCCTCAACCCTTTGACGGATTTCGCTTTCTCCGATTGTGATAAGCCTTGCTTTCATTGTCCTTACGCTCCTGTTCCATTCTGCCAAGTTCCCGGTTCAGCTTATAGTCAATCATACTGTTCAGTGCATCACCATAGCCATCTCGGACAAGGTAAATCCGGATTTGCTCCAAGGTAATCAGCAAATCGCCGGTTTCCTCCACGAGATGATTCATTTGCAACGAATTTCCGGGATACCGTTTAATTTTCTGAGCTGCTTGAATGAACTCTGCTGCCTCCTCAACAGTCTGCTCCAGCTGCCTTTCAAAAGTTCTGGCATCCGTTATTTTTGCAATCACGTGCATCTGTTCCGTTGTCATTTTTATTCATTCCTTTTCTGAGTTCTTGATACTGTTTGGCATAAGCCTTTCTCCGAATCCGCATACAAGCACCGCAAAACCTGCGGTCAGCTTTCACATGAATCAGAGGCTTGCCACACATTTCGCACCGTTTATCCGCCATTATATACGCTCCGGATTCAGTTTCTGCACGATTCCACCAGTGAATCGATTGACAAGCGTAATGTAATCTGAAGTCGAATTCCATCTCGCTACAAACCACTCGTTCGGATCAAGATGCAATTTCTGATACATAATGATCTTTTGCCTGCGTGTTGGTTTCTTTGATTTCATATCTCTCAACTCCCTGTTCTATCAAAGGTTCAGTAAAGTCCGCCAAGGCTCTCTAAGAATTCTCGGTTTTCCGATAGCCATTCACTGGCTCGTTCTGGATTTCGATACCCGTGGTGTTGCTGACCTTGATTCTTTGCTTTCTGAATATCCTGCTGACACCACCGAAACAGTGTTGCATAATGGCTGCGGTAGTGCTTTCCAGTCGATGCCATGTAGCTGGATAAGCTGCTGATTGTCTGCGGCAATTGTGTTCCATACAGTTCTGACAGTCGAGCATATTCGTTCTCTGTCAGCTGAACATTCTGAAAATCACCGAATGTTTGCTTTTCCGAGCGTGCGTCCCCCTCACATAATTCAAACCCTATTGATTCTCTTGTAGTATTATACGGTCTGGTTTTTTGACTAGGGGCATTCCTCTTTTTTGTCTGAGGGCATTCCGTTTTTTTGACCGGCTGGGTAAATTTTTTAGGCCTTTCAGCCTTTGTTTCAACATTCTTTCCACAGCCTCTTTCCACTTTTTGTGGAGAAACACGCTGTTCGATTGCGGTTAAATTTACCCGATAATGATTTCGCAAACCACCGTCATCATCCCTTGTCTGACGTTTCAAAATATACCCCAGTTTTTCAAGCTTGTTCAGGGCATTCAAAACCGTCTGCTTGGTGCATCCAGTCGTTTCAGCAAGGTAGGCAAGACTGCCGGAGCATTCATTTTCACCGTTTTCGGAAAAGCCATAGATCACTGCGTACAGCTGTAAAGTTGTCCCTTTCAGCTTTAGCCGGTTAATCATCCAGCCGTAAACGGTATAGTAATTTCCGTCTTTCATCTTTCCTCATCCACCTTTCTGATTTGGAGTAATTCTACTTGTTCCCCATTCAGCAACTCATGAAACCGCTTACGAGCATCCTTTTCATTTTCGGCGAGTACCGTATAGATTCGCTCTACTCCCATGTCCGAAAGATAGCAGCAAAATTCATACTTTTCTGTAGCCCGCACAATAACCCTTTTGTTGTTCTCCATAGTGATTCACTCCTAACATTTATTTTACTTTTCATCCTGAAAAGTAAGTTGGATGTCGCTGATACGCTCAACGACTCAGAAGCGTGTTGCAATCGCCATCTGCAACAGGAAGCACGATTTATCTAGTCATGGAAACATGCAAGCCACTATTGCAAGGTTTTAAAGTCAGCCGACACCGTTGCTTTACATCCACGGTCTACAGATTTCTGACAGGCTTGGGTCGGGATACGCTCCCGACGAGCGTTGTTAGTATAAAGGCAAAGTTAGGAGGTAATTGCCTACGATGCTGCCACACCGTCCCCGTGTTGCCGATAGGTCAGCAGGTGTTGTATTTTCTCCCTTACGGGCAGTGGGTCGGGATACGCTCCCGATGGGCGTTGTTAGGTAATCACCTATGGCATTCGGGGAGGGTTAAACCCCGTGGGATGCAGTTCCATTTTCTTTTGGGAGGATACTGCTCAAAGCCTCCATTCGGTTCTTGTAAACGATAATCGGACTGCCATCGGCGTCTGCTTTCGCATATTCCACTTTTGTCGTAAGTACGCACTGTGACTGGCAAATGCTCTTTTGGCAAGTCACATTTTTACTGGGGTCGCACAAGTATAACGCACTTTCTCTCTGATGCTCTTTCATGGTTTCAATCTCCCTAACTACAATCTTTTAACGATTACTGCCTAAAATTTAACGATTACTCTTAAATTTTAACGATTGCTTTTTAGCAATCGTGGCTGGAAAATAAAAAATGCCTGTCCACGCAACGAACTGAATCGTTACGTGAACAGGCATTTGTCAAAAACCAGCGTATTTTCGGCACTTTTTCTGTTCGGATATAAAAAAAGCACTTAACCTTTTGTATCAAAGGTTAAGTGCAGTTATGGTGGAGGCGATGCGTGACCATCTTTTTTTGCGTATTTTCAAGATTTCGGAAGTGCGACACCACGCAGATGCGTGGTTTTTCGTTATCAAGATCTTTAAAAAATTGTTGTAGATGAATTCTTCATACTCCACTTTCGTTCGATTTTTATCCTTTATATTATAGCATGTCGTCCGAGGAATGTCAAGCAGCAGAGTATTTTTCGAATCGCACAATCACTAGAGTAACCATGCTTCTTTTTCAAAAAATTTATTCTGTATAGACTTTCTGACTAGATTAAAAACTCTTTTTTAAGGTAAACAACGTTATACCATCGACATTCTCGTTCTGTAGTTCGTAGACTTCATCTATGTTTAAAAGCAATCCAGTAGGATTTCTTCCTATAATGATATATTGGTTGTTTCCGTCAAGAGCGATGTAACTCCGCATCGCATCATCTAAAAGGATATCAGCGTTGTCAATGACAAACAGCTTTCCTTTGGATCGTTTTATGGAACTCTTATATAATTTATTCTGATCTAAATAATTGAAGCACTTTATACGTTTATCTTCCGCAGATAGTTCCTTCAAAAAAAGAAAACATGGTTGACCTTCCGGTTCCAGAATCGCCGCCTAAAAAAGTGATGTTGTTTTCGAGATGAAGATCTACTTGAAAAGATGTATGTCTTGTTTGTATTCGGTTTGTAACAACTGGATTAATCTTCATTTACTCCACCACTCCTTCAAGACTTTATATTTTTTCATTTGAAATAGATTATAAAATTGAGCAGCAGGAGAAGCTGCTGCTCGCAATGTTTGTTTTAATCAAACTAGAATATTTGCAGAGTTCTGCTCAGTTGATGAAATGATAATCATGACTTTAGAATGGAGTTAATCTGCTCTTCTGTCATACCACTTTCACGCAATTTTTCTGCTATCTCGGCTTCTATTGCCTTTCTGCCTCTTTCTTTAGCAGTATTTATTGCTGTTGCCTCATCATGAAGAGATTTTTCACGCATTTCAGTGATATATTCCATCTTTTCATCGGCACTTAATTCTCGCAAAATCAATGTCACATGATTGCTTTTATTTGTCGTTGCATTTTCTGGCATGACCAGTTCCACCTCTTATGTTATTTATGTCTTTATCATACCATAATCCCGGCAAAATTTCAAGTGTTCAAACAGATATAAACGATTTATCCAACCACCATTCTTCCTGCCGTATATTTCCCATGAATCCAGTTGCTTTTTCCGCAGGAACATGGTATAATAACAATAACAAGAACCCCGGTAAAATTACAGAAACAAGCAGAGGTGAGAACATGAAACACAAACCCTTGCCAATTGGCGTAGAGGATTTCAAGCGGCTGGTGGACAACGAGTACTACTTTATTGATAAAACGTTGATGATAAAGGAGCTCCTGGAAAACAAAGAAACGGTCAATCTTTTCACCAGACCAAGAAGATTCGGCAAAACACTCAACATGAGTATGCTGCAGCGATTCTTTGAAGCAACTGAGAAAAGCAACGCCTATCTCTTTGACGGCTTGAAAATCGCAGCATATCCGGAGTATATGGCGTATCAGGGACAGTATCCGGTAATCAGCATTTCACTGAAAAGCATGAAGCGAGCTTCCTATCAAGAAGCCTATTTTGAGTATGTCAAACTGCTTTCCGATGAATTTGAACGTCATGAAATCATTCTGCAATCAGATGCAGTCAGCGAAGAAGATAAGCTGGAATTTCAAAAAATCAAGAAAAGAATTGCAGAGCCAAAAGAGTATAATTCTGCAGTCAAATTGCTGTCAAAATGCTTGCAGAAAGTATATCAAAAGAACGTCATCATCCTCATTGACGAGTACGATGTACCGTTAGAAAACGCCTACCACGAAGGCTTCTACGATGATATGACAAACCTGATTCGCAATTGCTTTGAGTCTGCGTTAAAAACTAACCCCTCGCTAGAATTTGCAGTTCTGACAGGCTGTCTGCGGGTGTCCAGAGAGAGCATTTTCACAGGCTTGAACAACCTGAAAACTTACTCCATCACAAAGAACAAGTTCTCCCAGTATTTCGGATTTACACAGGAAGAAATGAAAGAGATTTTGCAAACCTTCTCCCTGGAACAGTATGCCGGAACAATCGCAAAGTGGTATGACGGCTATCGTTTCGGACTGACAGAGATCTATAACCCATGGAGTGTTCTCAACTGCATTGACTCCTACCTGCAAAACGACATGGTTGCCTGTGAACCTTACTGGTCGAACACCAGCTCCAATCGGATTGTCAAGCGGCTTATCGAGGAGTCCAACGAGCGTACCAAGTCTATGGTAGAGGAACTCATCAACGGCACGCCGATTCACACGCAGATTTTTGAAGACGTGACTTACGGCACAATCGATGTCAATCAGGACTACATCTGGAGTTTTCTGTTATTTACTGGCTATCTGAAAATCATCTCCTGCGAAACGGTCGGCGACGAAACCTACTATGACATGGTGATTCCCAATGTGGAGATCAAGAGCATCTATAAGAACACCATTCGCTCGTGGTTTATCGACCATATCAACCGTGACAGACGAACAGACATTCTGGAATCTGTCATTCATGCAGATGCAGAAAAACTGGAAGATCTGCTATGCACCTGGCTGACCAACACCATCAGCTGTTTTGACGAACAGGAAAACTATTACCATGGCTTTGTGACCGGACTGGTTTCCGGATTTAACGGTTATATGGTGGTTTCTAACAGAGAGTCTGGCAACGGGCGGTTTGATCTGGTGGTAAAGCAGCGTTCCAGATGGCATCATGCTGCAATTCTGGAATTTAAGGTTGTGGAAAAGTACAACCAGATGACAAAAGCCTGCGAAGATGCCCTCAGGCAAATCGAGGAAAAAGACTACGAGGCAAGCCTGCGGGACGAACAGTATGAAAACATCGCAAAGCTTGGAATCTGTTTCTGCCAGAAACGGTGCAGAGTAAAATCCGGCGGTGTGGATCACTTCGATTATTAAAAGTATCAGCTTTATTGAACACATCGTTCTATTGCATTGGTAAGACAAAATCCCTTAGAGCTCTGCAAAAAATTTCTGTTCCGCTATTTTAGATTATTGCGCAAAAAATCATTTAATTCAGTTTTATCAATTTTATTCGTTTGACCACAAATTAATACTGAGGTATTACAAAACCTAAAAATTGTATTGGCTGTTTTATTTAACTCATCGCAGGAAATATTTTTAAAAGACTCTATTTTTTGCTCAATTGTAAAGTTTTCAGAACCACAAAAATATGTATTCCACGCAAAATAATCATTAAATTGCCGTGTATCTTCGAGCCAAAACCACATATTATCCATAAAAAATGGTTTATTGTATGCAAGGCTTTCTTCTTTACACTTTTTTATGCGTTCAATTTGTTCAATTATCATATTTAGCGACATCCAAAAATCATGTGCTTTTACATGATAATTGATACAAAGTACTGCTGAATCAATGTGTGTACTCACAAAAGAGTACGCATTATACATACACTTACTTTTATAACAGCAACTGGATAAACAGGATAATTCTCCTTCACCTAAAATTGAATTTAATAACGTGACACAATCTCTGTTAACAACATTAAAATTCAAATCAAAATATAATGCCACTTCCAATTCATTATCAGCATAATTTAAGAATTTGATATCAGGTTTTCTTTCTCCTATTTTAGGTGCTTGAAACGACTCTTTAACTCCGCAGGGAAATTCGGCATTTGATAAAAATTCATTCATTAATACTATCTTATTTTCATCGAAGTTTCCGGCAGCAAAAAAAGCGACATTTTTTTGTGTATAGTAACGATTTTTATGTGAGATCAAATCATTCAACCGCAAATTTAATACAGTTTTCTTAGTACCTATAACTGGGTAGGAAAGCGAATGATCATTCCATAATAACGATCCAAGCATTTTGTCATATCGCATATCGCTTCTTTCAATTTCTCTCAATTGCAAGTCTTTTTGAATATTAAATTTTTCTTGATTCCAATCACTTTTTAAAATAAAATCAAAAAAGCAATTTAATGCGTTATGTAAATACTTCGGATGAAATTTCAAACTAAATCTCGTATAATCTTTATCTGTAATTGCATCAAAAATTCCACCTATTTTCTCAAATTCATAGTGCGGAGTAGATGAATATAGAAATCGTTCTAAAAGATATGAGATTCCTCTTTTTTCTATGCTATCGTTGCGTGAGCCGCAACGAATATACCAACCAATTGTAACTGATTGTGCATTTTCAATTGGATAGAAATATGTTGAAATTTGACTTTTGGGATTTATATAGTGTTCCAAAATAAAAAACCTCATAAAATAAAAGTAGTAGTTTTAAGATTCCTCTCCAAGAATCATTATATGCAAAGTTGATTATATTTTAATGGGCTTTGCAAAAAATCTCTGTAAGTTCAACAACAGTGATAAAAAACGATATTGTGGAGCGGCTTGAAAACAGCCGTTCAATTTTTTACAGTGTACAATACCGTAATTTGTCAAGCTTCAATAAGCAGTTTTCTTGCTTCGTCATGTAACATAACCATCACCTCTTAACTCTATTATAAACCTGTTGTCAAGAGTATGCGATATTTTTTGGGAGTGCTATAAAAACAGTACCTTCATTTGAATTCCTCCATTTCTTGTTACCACTTGATCGTTTCGATATGGCTTTTGCTCCTTTCTGTCATCTCCAAAATTTTAATCTCACATTCTCTGGGAAGGCGTTTTGAAATCGATTCGCTTCGCTGCAAATTCCCTGACAACTCCGTCCAGCAGACCGAAACCGCAGTCCAGACTGAAAACAACACTTTCCCGATACACTGTAATGCTTTTGATATAATCTCTGATGAATGTACGGAACCGGAAGGGTTCTTCCTGCAGTGCGAAGAAAGAATCGATCAATCCACAGAAGTCTGCATACCCGACAGCCTCTAATTCCTGCAAATTATTCCGACTGCTTTCAAAAGCGATTCTCTGGGATTCCAGTGTATTGATCTGCTCACAGATTTCAATCGTTTTCTCTTTACTGCTTTGTAGCTGAATGTATTCCAGATTGAGTTTGTCCAGCTGTTCGTCCAGTGCTTTTCTCCATGCAGGAAGTTTTCGGTTATGCCTGCTGATGCACTGATTCAGATGCCGGATCTGCTTTTTCATCGATACCTCGCAAAACAACTCCTGCTCCAAAAGTGCTATCACGTAGTGATCCAGTTTTTCACTGTCTATCTCTTTGAAGTTACAGCAGTCGCTTCGGTGTGCTGTACAGCAGTAGGTATGAAAATGGTATTTGCCGTACCGCTTTCCTCCGCTCATCTTCTTACCGCATTCTCCACACCGAACCATGCCGGAGCAGAGGTAGAAGTGTTTTGCACCCAATTTTCCTACGGCAGAAGCAGATTTTCTTCTTTCCGCAGCCTTTTGAAAGGTTTCCTGTGAGATGATCGCAGGACAGCCATTGGCGATTCTTATAATTTCTTCTTCCGGCTTATGGCGGTGACTGTTTCGCCGATGGTTGTAATCCTTTGCAGAAGAACGATTGTAAACATAGATTCCGGTGTATTTGAGATTGTTCAGTATCTCATAAAAAGCTGCATGATTTGGAGCAAATGGATTGCCCTTCTTTGTAACGTATCCGGCAGCATTGAGGCGTTCTGCAATGTCACGATTGCCGTATCCATTGATATACATATCGTAGATGATCCTTACAGCTTCGGCTTCCCGTTCGTTGATGATCAGTTTCTTATCCGGACCAACATCGTATCCCAATGGCGGTGAGCCTCCGGTATGCTTACAGTGAAAAGCATTTTCCTTTAGTCCTTTCATCACTTCACGTGCGATGTTGGAAGAGTAGTATTCACCAATGGACTCCAACATGGCTTCTAAAATGATGGATTCCGGAGAATCGTCAAGCCGTTCCAGGACACTACAAAGGCGAACACCGTTATGTTTCAGCTTATTTTTGTACACTGCCGAATCGTATCTATTACGACTGAAACGATCTAGTTTATGCACTAAAACGATGTCAAACAATCCTTTTTCGCTGTCTGTGATCATACGCTGAAAGCTTGGTCTGCGGTCATTGGTGGCTGAGTATGCTTCATCTATATAAGTCTCTACGATTTTCCACTTGTTATGATCACAGAATTCCTTCATTGCTCTGATCTGTGCATCGATGGACTCGGTTCTCTGATGATCCGAGGAAAATCTGGCGTAGAGAGCAACTCGTTTGATCTCAATCATATTCATTCTCCTTCTGCTGCAGCATTGTTATTTTATCACGTTTCCCACGAAAATGCTACTATTTTTGGAGATTTGAGAAGAAAATCTTCGCTTCTCACAAATCGATGTGAGAGCCAAGGCAAAAAACTACAGCTTTTACAAATCAAACTTGTTCCCGATGAAAAATTGACAGTCCCGAACGTCACCACTATCTGATTTCGCATATTTTCAGAGCAACGTCAAGCTTCTGCATTGATCTTTTCCAGCAGAAGAAAAAGCACCTTTTACGACTCCGTTTTACCGAAACTTTATCAGAATCGATTGGCTGCCACAAAAGGTGCTGTTTTTGCTTTTTCTCGTTTTTCTTATATTCCATAACTATTATATTTATATTATTTTATATATGATATAAGATAATATTAAAATATATAAATATATAGATGATTGCCCTCTTATGAGGGCTGTCAGCAGAGGAGCGTTAGCGAGTGTATGCTGGCATTGCTCGATGCAATCGGGCGGCACGGTAGCGCGTAGTTATATAGTAGGTGAACAGATCATTTCATCTGAAATTGCACCAGTAAAAAAGTATATTTTACTCTACAAGATTATCCGCCCATAGTTCACACTGTGTCATAACGGCTTCAATTGCTTCTGGCTGATCGTCTGGTGGATATTTATGCGTTTTCAAAAGCTTCTTTATCATCATACGCATTCTTGCTCTTGCGGAATCTTTCTTCTGCCAGTCAATCGTTTTATTTTTACGTAATGTTTCCGTCAGTTCTTTTGTAATCGCAATTAGTTCTTCATTCTTGTAAAAGTCCTTGATTGCTTGAGGTTTGGTTAACGCATCATAAAACGCCAGCTCATCAGCAGTAAGTCCTAATGATTTTCCTTCTTCGCCAGCTTCCTTTATCTGTTTTGCGAGCTTCATCATTTCTTCGATAACTTCTTCATTTGTCAGCATTCCATTTAGATACTGATTCATTGCTCGCTGCATGATTTCAGAAAATCTCTCGGACTTTACAACATTGGTACGCTTATAGACGACAATCTGCTCTGCAATTAATTTCTTTAGAAGTTCTACAGCAAGATTCTTCTCTTTCATATTCGCAACTTCTTGCAAAAATTTCGAGTCGAACAAAGAAATTTCCTTGCCAATATCGGAAAACAGATTGATGACACCATCACTTTTAATGCTTTGCTTTAACAGTTCATTGATACGAGCATTCATCTCTCCAAGAGAAAGCTTCTTACCAGTCCCTTTATTCTCTAAACGAAGCACGAGCACCCTAACCGATTCAAAAAAAGCAGCTTCCATACGCAGAGATTCTTCTACCATAGAAGAACAGAGTGACAATGCCTGATGCAGCATTAACGATTCTTTCAGATACTCCTTCTTGTCCTCTTCTTTTGCGGGAGAGATGATGAAATTAACTGCACCAGTGATTGTTTTTGCACGCTCCAGATCTGTTCCAGTCATAAATTTTGTGTAATCGTATTGGAAAAAGAAATCTCGACAAATCGAAATCTTTTCTAGAAACTTCGGATAAGCCACTTTAGCAACATCAGTGTCGCCATACTTGTCCTTATCTCTTGCTGTATAGTCGTTCATTGCCTGTTTTAATGCATTTGCAATGCCAACGTAGTCCACAACAAGACCGCCTTCTTTATCCTCAAAAACACGGTTTACTCTTGCAATTGCCTGCATCAAATTGTGTCCGGACATCGGCTTATACACATACATTGTTGCAAGAGAAGGCACATCAAATCCTGTCAGCCACATATCGACTACAATTGCGATTTTCAAAGGACTCTTATTATCCTTAAATTTCTTTGCCAATTCTTCCTTATGAGCCTTATTGCCTATGATCTCTCTCCATTCTTCTGGGTCTTTGTTAGATGAAGTCATCACAACTGCAACCTTTTCTGTCCAATCCGGATGAATTTCGAGAATTTTATGATAAATCTTCAAGGCAATCCCTCTGGAATAAGCAACAATCATTGCTTTTCCAGTCAGCAGATTTGCTCTGTTGTTTTCGTAGTGGTCAAGAATGTCTGTCACAAGAGAATTGATAGTCTGGTCATTGCCAAGAATCGCTTCCATTTTGCCGAGCTGATGTTTTGACTGTTCAATCACACCCGCATCTGCATTTTCCGCCATTCGATCATACTCTTGGTCGATCAGTTTCAAGGTTTGCTCGTCTAACTTCAATTTCAGCACTCTTGATTCATAGTAAACCGGACGTGTTGCACCATCTTCCACTGCCTGCGTCATATCATAAATATCGATATAGTCGCCAAAAACTTCTCGTGTAGATTTATCCTTTGTAGAGATAGGTGTACCAGTAAAACCAATGTATGTAGCATTCGGCAAACTATTTCGGATCACTCTGGCTGCACCAATTTTGATTTTACCAGACTTCTCGTCCACTTTCTCCGTAAGCCCATATTGCCCTCTATGTGCTTCATCTGCCATGACAACAATGTTCCTTCGATCTGACAAGCATTCAAAGGATTCTTCAAACTTTTGCATGGTGGTGAAGATAATCCCATTTGCTTTTCTACCTTCTAACAAAGACCGAAGATGTTCTCTTGACTCTGCATGAACTGGCTTTTGTCTAAGAAAATCGCTGCACTTTGCAAATTGTAGATACAGCTGGTCATCTAAATCATTTCTATCTGTTAAGACAACGATAGTCGGACTATTCAATGCAGATTGCAGAAGATGAACATAAAAGACCATAGATAGTGATTTCCCGCTGCCTTGGGTATGCCAGAAAACACCGCCTTTTCCATCTGTTTCAGTTGCTTTTTTGGTAGATTGAATCGCTTTATTGACAGCAAAATATTGATGATAACCGGCAAGAATTTTAATCTGCTTTGTTCCATCATTACTAAACAGAATAAAGTTTTTCAAGATGTCCAAAAGTCGCTTCTTCTGGAACATTCCTTCAAAGAAAGTATCGAACTGTGCAATCTGTGTATTTTCATAACTTCCATCAACGGTTTTCCATTCCATGAAACGTGTTTCATCGCTGGTAATCGTTCCTGCTTTGCTGGTTAGCTGGTCAGACATCACACAAATCTGATTATAGTAGAACATGGATGGAATTTCGTGCATATAGTTACGAATCTGCGTGTAACCTTCGCTTGCATCGGTATTTTCTCTGGAAGGGGATTTCAATTCAATCAATACCAACGGCAGTCCGTTGATGAAAAGCAGGATGTCCGGTCTGCGGTTACTATTTTCAATGAATGTCCATTGATTGGCACAAATAAAAGCATTGTTTTCGATGTTATCCCAATCAATCAGATAGATTAAAGCAGAGCGTTCCTCGCCATTTTCGGTATATCTTGCAGAAATGCCATTTTGCAAGTAGTCTGTAAATACAGCATTTTTCTGCACAAGGGTTCCGTTCTCAAAATTTCTGAGGGTGAGAAGGGCGTTTTGGATTGCATCATACGGTTTTCCCTTGTTGATGCGAAAAACGCTTTCTTCCAACACGGTATCATAGAGCGGAGACTTTACGTTATGGTCAATGTCATAACCGCACACGCATTCGTAACCAAGCGTATTTCCAAATAGCTCTATAATGGCGTTTTCATAGTCGGACTCTGTATAAAAGGCTGCCATTTCGTTATCTTCTTTCTGTTATTTTAAATTTCAGTACTCATCATTCTTTTACTGTCATAATCCATACAGGATAACTGTTTTTGAGACAAATCATATACGCATAATTCAGGTAATTTCAGCGGAGGGCTAATATGTGCAAACAGTTTATATGGAGTATACCAAAATAAATTGTCAATTTCTTTATCTTTGTACGTATTCTTCAAGTATATTGAACAGAAACATTGTATTTGAAATAAGATTATCCACATCAAATTTGAATTTTTCTTGTAATGGTTCTAATCCTTTTGAAATACCATATCTTAGAGCCATTTCATTGTTATCTATCTTTTCGACTTCTACTATAAAAGCTCTCAACTTGTCGTATTGTGGCAAACCTTCTTTATTCAGCTTATCCCATAATGTTAATACGCTATGCCCCTTCAGCTCTTTTTCGCCCATTGACAGTAAACATTCTTTAATTTTCAGCTCTATCGAGTGTTTGCATAGGAAAGCACAGGGGATAACATAGTACGAAACAAGGTCTTGACCTCTGTCAGCTATAATACCCTTATGCAGATACATAGCCGAATTAAGGTAATCAAGAGCCATGTGGGACAGCACTTCCAAGGAATAAAAGTTATTATCCGAAAATTCTTGTGCCACATTATTATCTCTCAAATGCTTCATAACACCTAAATATGAGAGATCATATACCATATCTTCCAATATAACTTTTTGGATTTGATAATCATCAGGTATCTCATCAAATACCATTCGGCAACAGCCAATTAAATTACCTTTATCATCATATCTTTCTCTCATCATTGTCTCCTAACATAATAAAAATGAAAATTTACAACCATTAGCAGCTTAAATCCTCACTTTTGATACGTCAATCTCGCCGTTCATCAATTTGGGTAAGAGAGTGTCACGGAGCAAAGCAAGTTTTTCGTTTTCTGTTCGATTCTGGGAATATTGATACATTAAAGAACCTACGATATTTTCGTATTTTTGCAAGCATTCTTTACTTGGAATTATTATCTCAGTTTTTTTCAAATCTCCTTGAGTAATTAGCGGTTGAGTTGAACCTCTATTCATTGCTTTATAATCAATCAGCTTTAGTATCTGATATGTATACTCATAATAATTACTTTTAATCACAAGTGTATTATCAGATGTCCAACACGGATAATCGAATCTTTGCACTATGCCATGAGTTCCAACTCTACCAATAACAAGTATTTTATCATCGTGATTAAATTTATTTGTATATCCCATTATTGCTGCTGCACCAATTAAGGGAATACTAGCATCTTCTGTTTTATCATTTTGTTTCATAGGAGGACGTTTCCCACTTAAAACATCTGCAACATCTGAAAAAGCACCAACATTCCAATCCACAGGCATGACCCCACCAAATGGCTCGAAATCCACAAACCAAGACTTAAAAATCGCCTGAGCCTGCAATTCTAAATTTTCATTTATTGCAGCATTCAGCTCTATCTTATCATCTATTCTTGCAAGTATAGCACCTATTCTTTTTTGAACATCAATGCCAGGCACCTGCACTTCAAGTGATCTGATAGATGACATATTCAGATGACTAACCGTAGCTCCATTAGATGAACTCAGGAGCTTATGCTGTAATTCGGGAGATAAAAGATAATATACAAGGAAATCAGGATCGACGTATTTCTTGTTAGGTTTAATAAGTACTGTTCTTTGCCCCAAACAAACTTGTTGTCCCTGCCTTATTATTGCCACATTTCCAACAGGAGCTTCTCTTGCAAGTATTAAATCGCCTGCTTGCGGTACAGCTCGTTCATTTCTCTGATTATATACTTGTTCCGACACCCTATGTACGCCATCAAACTTTAATCTGCCTTTTCCAATGTTAGGAGTGCGAATTAATGGATAGCCTTTTCCCTCATCTTTGGCTGTTGAGTGCGGACAATCAACAATAGCCTCACATATATCCAATAGTTTCATTATTCTTCCTCGTTTTTTAGTTTAAGATATTGCTTCTTCCAAGCACGAGACGGCTTTTTGCATATTCTATCCTCTGAACAGAAAGCGCAAATTCCTGAAATCCCGTTGCTTCCACAAATATCTGGATTGTTTTGTCTGCAACCGTAAGTTTGCATTTCAGTATCCTGCTCATGCAAAGGAGCATTAAACTTGAAATGCAATTCTTTCTCTATATCCATAGAGAAACCCTCCTGATTTATCCTATATATTTTCTATGAGCAAGTTTCACATTGCTCTGTTTTACCATTGCATACTGCAAAGTTGTGTCTATTCGTTGATGCCCAAGAAGTCTTTGAAGCTGCTCTATCGGCATTCCTTTGTCAATCGCCACTGTAGCAAGTGTTCGTCTAAATTTATGCGGATGTGCCTTGTGGATTCCCAAAGATTTCCCCAAATTCCGTACTCTAAGTTCAATTGCACCAATTGTCAGTCTATTATGAGGAGCCCGAAGCGAAACAAACAGAGCAGGATCATTATCGGTTCTGGCATCCAAGTAGTTCTGTAAATGTAGCTTTGTACGTGCATCGAAATAAACAATACGCTCTTTATCACCTTTTCCAAGGACTACACATTCTCGCTCGTTGAAATTGATGTCCTCCCGGTTCAAAAGCACCATTTCTCCCACACGCATTCCGGTAGATGCGAGCATATCTATCATCGCTAAATCTCGCAATTCTACGCAACTATCTCTCATAAGCTCCAAATTTTCATCGGTGTATGTTTCTTTTATTGTTTTGCTTGTTTTCACCTTGTGTATACGCCGAACGGGACTTTTTATGATATAATCCTCATCTTCAAGCCATGAGAAAAAACTCGAAAGAATTCGTCTGATATTATCCATCGTAACCTTACTTGACTTCTTTTCTTCTTGATATTTCGTAAGATAACTACGCAGATCATCAGTTGTGATGTGCTTGATCTCTTTCCCAACGCTGTTCAGTGCCACAGTTATAGTTTTTCTGTAATATTTTAACGATTTGTCAGAACAACCTTCGATTTTCTTTGCAGCTATGAAGTCATTTAGCACATCTTCGTTTGACGCTTCCTCAGTATCCTCTGAGGACTTTGATATGGTTACTCCACTGAGAACATGCTCTAAAACTCTGTGTAATTCCTTAAGCTGCGCATTGTCAAGGTGTTTTAGCATGGACTGCTCGATTTCTGTGATGATTCTTGTTTTCATGTGCTGGTACTCCTCTCGTTGTACCAACATCACTACATTCCACGACTATCTATTCAATTTTTAAACATATAAAATAGGCTGGAAAATCATAATCATCTCTTGAAAAAATAGCACTTGCAATCCTTATCGAAGCATTTGGGTGTGTACATTCCTGTATTCCTTTTTTCACATTTATTTTCAAATTACATTCTTTCAAGTGAGATAAATACTTTCTCCAGAAATCTGAAAAATCTGATGTGTTAACGTATGCGACAACAAATGTAGCAGTACCCAAAGCATTATAATTATTAATTGCTTTATCAATATGCTCATCTATATACTTTGTGCTTACATATTCAAGTTTTAATCCTTCAAATAAAGCTATTTCCCTACCTTCCTTAGTAAGTAAAATATCTACTTCACCCGCATCTTTTCCACCGGACGAAATGCCGTGGCGAGTTTGATCTTTATTTTCGTGATATCCCATAAGGCTTAATCCATTTCTGAAAAAATCATTTATAATATTTTCTTTGGTGGATTTATTGTACTCAACACTTGTGCAAACGCACTCACCAATGCGTATTAAATCCTGTAAAACGGAATTAGCTACCGAAATATCACAATTCAGCCTTTCTTCATTTGATTGAGAAATAAATTCATCATTTCCATCAGCTATAAGACAGTAAATATTTTTTAATTGAAGTCCTGATTTACGAGACTGTAAGGCTTTATCGATAACATCATCTAATATTTGTTTATTTGCATTTAGAAGTTTTATATTGGAAGAAGAACCTTCAATAGTAAAATCAATAGCATTCATATCCCAATTGTCACCACGTATTCCATTACGGTACGCATTTCCTAAATCTTCGTATTCAAATGTACATTGCTGAAAGGCAATTAGCAAATCGTTTCTACCTTTTTGCTGTAAAAATTGAATTACTCTATTATTAAAATTATTTGGAAGTTGATAAGTAAAATTATAAGCTCCCATATAAGTAAATCACTCCTTTTATAAATGAAAATTTAGAATCGCAGGCTCAAGCGATTTTTAAGTCTTGGTTTGTAGATTTTGAACCGTTTGGTGGGGTTATGCCTGAGGATTGGAGCGAATGTATCCTTGATTCTATGTGTTCACTGATTATTAAAGGTATAACTCCAAAATATAATGAACACTCCGCCCAACTTGTTATCAATCAGAAATGCGTTAGAAATCATCAAATAGACCTATCCTTAGCACGTTGTCACGAGCCTAAGAAAGTAAATGAAAAATGGCTCCAATACGGCGATATTGTTGTAAATTCAACTGGAACAGGAACACTTGGAAGAGCAGCGCAGGTTCTGTTTACTCCGAACAATATGACTGTCGATTCTCATGTTACCATCATTCGTGCTTCAAAACAAGAGTATATTTATTATCTCGGCTTATGGGCGACTTCTCATGAACATGATTTTGAGATGCTACAGACAGGTAGTACAGGGCAGACAGATTTACCTCGAGAAAGACTAAAACAGATGCAAATCGTATTGCCATCTGACAGTATTCTTAGCAGCTTTTCCAAAGTAATAAAGCCGATTGCTGACATTAGAATACAAAAACAGCAAGAAACCCAGCGCCTTTCAGCCCTCCGTGACACGCTCTTGCCGAAACTGATGAACGGCGAAATTGACGTGTCAGCGGTGCAGATTTAGGCGGCTTGCAAGCGTAAATTTTCATTTATTGCAGCATTCAGCTCTATCTTATCATCTATTCTTGCAAGTATAGCACCTATTCTTTTTTGAA